GGGTGAGGAGGCGGAGATCGTCAGGCATCAGAGCGTACGTACGATCATGCGCGTTGGGACGGTGATCCGGAGATCGTCAGGCATCAGAGCGTACGTACGATCATGCGCGTTGGGACGGTGATCCGGAGATCGTCAGGCATCAGAGCGTACGTACGATCATGCGCGTTGGGACGGTGATCGCAGTTCGAGGGTCAAAAGCACACGCATCGGCGATCCACAGTCACTCCTGCCGTGCAGACGGCCGGACCGACGACGTCAGACGCACGACCGAGACGACAGTGTCGGCGTCGAGCCCTTCGCGAATCAACTCCACGTTGAGTTCCGCGAGGTGTTTCGTGCGGAACTCGACGATGGGTCCCGCGCCGATCGTCGCGCCGCGTCGTAACCACGCGTCCTGCCCATTCGGATACGTGACGCGGATCGCCCATCGCCCTGGAGTCGTCATCGGCCGTCGTTCCCCTCTGCCCCCGTCAGCACCGGCGCGATCGTCGATGCGTGGGCTTTTAGGCCGCGCGTCAGCAATCACCGTCCCAACGCGTCAAATCGTCGTCGTCGTCGGGCACTTCGTTCCGTCTGTCCGTCTACACGAGCACCAGGTCCTGGACCTCGCCGTCGGCGACCGCACACCGCCGCTCGGCGGTCGCGGCGATCCACGCGTCGGTCAAGGTCCGCCACACCCCGTCAATGAAGGCGTCCTGCCGCCAGAAGTCCTCGTCGTGCGGCTCACCCTCGAGGTCCACCTCGGCCAGCGCGAACCCCAGCTGCACCGGCGGTAGATCGGTGAGCTCCCAAGCAGAGGACGGCCATCCGAAGATCTCCACGCCCGTGAGGTAGTCCCCATACAACTGCCCGAACATGCAGTGTCGGCATCGTCGCATCGCCAACGTGTCGACGTTGATCCGATCCGCCCAGCTCGGATGGACGCGATCGAGGAACGCCGCGCCCTGGGCGACCCGCGCCGCCGCGATCTGTGGAGTCAACATGCTGCCCTCCTTCCCTGACGGCGCGCTTTCAACGCCCGTCGCGCCTCGTCTCGATTCGCGTAGTAGCGACGCCAGATCCCGCGACCGTCCACCCATTCGAGGAACCACAGATGCAACGGATCGCGGCACGGCCCGATGCATGGCCGCTTCACCACCTTCATTCGAACGGCAGCGGCTGAATTCCTACACACTGCATACACACCTTCGGCGCCGCGATCGTCCGCGTGGGATTGAACGCGACCGGCGCGCCACATTCGGTACAGACCGCGACGGCGCCGCCTGCGGGGATCGTCTGGTTCGGATAGTCCGCGACCCGGCGACAGATCCACGCGTCCGGCTCCCCCACGACGTCGGTCACCGGCACGAGTGGGCCCGTCGGCGTGAGCCGTCCGTAGTAGCGTCCACCGTGGACGTCGGGCTTGGGCTTCACCACGCCTCCAGGTCCTTGCGTCGAATCCGCCCCCGGCTCACCCGGACCGTCCGGACGTCGCCTCGACAGCGCGGCGCCCGTGCGCGATGCGCCTCCAGCACCGCCATGGCCCCGCTCCACCCGTCGATGTGCACGGGGAGCGTGAGCGTGCCGCCTTTCCCGCAGCGATCGCAGCGCCAGTGCCACGAAAAGACTTTCTGTGGTCGCTTCACAACGCCTCCAGGTCCGCGCGTCGAATCCGCCACCGTCGCCAGTCCTTCAGCGCCGTGTTCCGTGCCGCCAGTTCCCCCGCTCGGACCGCCTTCCGCACATCCCCGCGCGTCCAGTTCAGGATCGCGGCGGCCTCGTCGACCGTCAGGAACAGCGTCGGTGTCTGAGACGTCTCAGACAGGACGCGTCCGGCCGCGGCGACCAGCACGCGAAAGAACTCCTCGCCGGGTGCAAGTTGGATCCCACTTGAATCCGGTGTGGATTCCATGTGCGCCAGCGCGGTGGAGCCCGAGCCGTTCCCGTTCGTCGACGGCTCGGCCCCGGCCGGTACCACAAACGGCGCCAGCGGGCCTGGCTGCCGCTCCTGGGCGATGCGAGCGACGTCGTCAGGGAAGTACACGGCCAGCGTCGGGCCGCCTGTGGGCCGCTGCCAGCGCGCCTGCTGGATCTGGCCGGCCTGCGCGAGGCGCTCGATCGTTTTGGTCGTGACGCCGATCGCGTCGGCGGCCTGCTGCTTGGTGAGCCACGACGCGTAGTCCGGATCGGCCATGTCTCAGACCTTCTCCGCGACGTCTGAGACGTTCCCCGTGGAACGGAGCCGATCGCGCAGCCGCATGATGGCGCCTGACGCGATCCCCTTCACGTACGCCCATTCGTGAGGCTCCCAGCCGACGGGCACGTCGCGAGCGTTCGCGAGCTGAAGGGCGAGCTGCTCGAGGCCGGCGGCGATCTGGTCGCGTGTCATCGGCCTTCGGCTTTCGCGATCGCGGCGACCGCGTCATCCCACGCCGCGCACTGGTCGGGGTCTAGGTCGTCGTTCAACAGACCCACGAGTCGCTTCAGCGCGGCGAGCAGCTCCGGCGCCGCCGCGATGAGCTGCGCGTTCGCGGTCTGAATCGCGATCGACTGGCGCGGGACAGAGGCGGCGAGCAACTGTTCAATACGTTTTGCTTGCTCGGCGGTGAGGATGACCACACCTTTTACACTCTGGTATGTGATGAACGTCCATGGCGGATTCGGGGGGGCGGGATCGGTCATCGGGCGGGCTCCGCATTCCTTGCGCTTGGAAACAGCACGGGGTCGAGTCGCTTCAACAACGCACGGGCGTCACTCCGCAGCGGTTACGGCCACCGCTGGCGAAACGGATTCAGGCGTGGCGGCAGCGCGTCGAGCTCGGGCCGTACTGGTGTCGTCATCGTCGTCTCCGTTCCGGCTGCCAGGATCGAATCACCCTTCTCGCCGCCGCGTGGTCACAGGGTTGGAGTCACCCGCACCGTGAGAACGCGTATGACCGTCGTCGTCGGTCTTGTCGTTCGTCGTCGTCACCGGTGAGAGGTCCGCCGGGACTGGTTCGCCCGCACACGCCGGGCACCGATAGAACCGAAACGATCGCGCCCGGCTGATCACCAGCACGGGGATCGCCGGCGGCGAAGCGGCGCCCGCAGCGGCCACAGCTGTGCGAGGGGCCGAGGGCGGGGTGCCGGATCCAGGTCCTCATGACACCCGCCGACCTAACGCGATCGTCCGCACGCACTCCTTGCCGTCGGCGCATTTCGGATCGTGCGGACACCAGCCGCCGTAACACCGATTCCGGATCGACTGCGCTTCCTCGATCTCGCGCGCCGTCAGCGGCGCCATCGGCCCGAACGTGAGTTGTTCCGGGACGCGCAACATGAGCGCTTGGGCGAGAAACGCCGCTTTTCGTCGTAACACCCGCAGTCCGCGATCCGAGGCGGCAATCCACGAGCGATCGCTGTGCGGATTGTTGTCCGCGACGATGCGCCACAGCAGTTGCGACATCACCTGGAGCTGCTCGATCGTGTAGGCGTCGAACAATTCGCCCAACACGGCGCCGTCCCGCGTTGCGTCGATCGGATTGGGCAGGCCCTCGTGATGTGCTGGATACGTCGCTGTCCACCACGCGGCGAACGCCGCGACGTCGCCGTCTTGCGCGCCAGAGTGGCGCGCCCGTACAGGAGTAGGAGGAGGGGTACAGATCTCTTCTCCTACTACTTCTTCTGATCTGTACGGGCGCGCCACTTTTTCAAAATCAGGCCGAATTTCTCGCGCGCCACTTTCGGTTCGCGCGCCACTCTGGCGTTCGAACGCGGTTTCGCGCGCCACTCTGGCGTTCGACGCGTCCGAAGTCGCGGGTCGTGCGCCACTCTGGCGTTCGACGATCACGACGTCATCTGGATCGGCCGTCGCGAGCCGGTCGAGGACGATCTGATACGTCGAGGCGCCTCGATTTTGTGTTGCGGTCACTTGCAGAAACCCGTCGTGAATGAGCCGAGCGAGCGCACGATCGACGGAGCGTTTCGGGACGCCGCTCTTCGTCGCGAGCGCGTCGATCGACGTCGGCCGCACGTGGCTGCCGTCGGCTCGCCACGCGTACCAGCGGGCGAGCGCTCGTAACACCGCCTTGTCCGTCTCACGTGCGAACCGCGTCCAGACGATCCGCTGTTCGATCGCGGAGAGCAGGCGGCCACTCATCGCCGCCCGCCGGCATTGTCGGGTGGTATACAGACACGACCGCAGCGGTTTTGTACACTAGAGCTCCGCTGCCCTTTTTCTGTTCCCATACAGACCTCAGAAGGGCACACCGCGCTTGACCGTGCCGGGTCAGCGCACGCACTCTGTTCCACGGGCGTTCGTGTTGTGGTGAACACGAACGCCCGGCCGCGTTGGGAGTCACGGCCCTTCCTCGATTCGTCGTCGATCGCTCCGCGGTTCCTCTACTCCCCCTGTTCCTGAAGTCTGCGGCGGACGCGCAAGGTCCCCGTGCGCGTTCGTCCGCGAATCTGCCTACGCCTTCCTCGGCCGTCCCCGCTGCGTCTCCTTTTCGTCGAGCAGCGGCCCGTCCTCGTTGTCCTCTTCGAGCCACAGGCTGTTGATCGCCCGCCGCACATAGTTCGAGATGCTCAACCCCGCCGCGGTCGCCCGCGCTTTGAGGACCGCGTATTCCGCGTCGCTCACGCGCGCGTAGGCGTAGTGGCGGCCGGGCGGCGTCCCCCTCACTCGTAGCGGTCCGGGCGTCGACTGAAGCGTTTGCACAACACTTCGCGCGTCGCTTCGTCGGCCCGTCGATCGCGCAACACTCGGCGCCACACCACGAAGGCCAGCAGCGCGATCGCGCCGACGGCCGCGAGCGTCATACATGCGCGGGCTCCAGCCCATCGCCGACGCCGTTCTCCGGTTCCGTGTCGTCGAGATCGTCGTCGTCGCCACTCGGGGAGTCTTCGCCGGTGTCTTCGTACGGCGCGGAGAAGTCCGGTTCGCCGTCGTCGACGTCGTCGTCGGGATCAAGATCGGCGAGATCGTCGGCGTCGCTCATGATCACGCCCTCCGCCGCGCCGAGAAGGTGACGCCCAACTGTTCGAGCGGGTCCGACCACATCGCCACGCGGTCGTATTGCAGCGCCGTCAACACCAACTCGCGCACGTCGGGCTCCAAATCAAAGTGCGGCCAGTCGCTTGGCGCTTCGGCCCGATGCACGCAAAACTCGCGGCGGTCCGGGCCGTAGAACTTCACCTGCACGGGGAGCTGCGCCCAGTGCCAGCCGTGCAAGAGCAACACATAGCGGCGCGCTCGTCTGTTCATGGCTGGCGATCCGTGGTCGTCGGGAACGCCGCGTCGAGCGCGGCCACCGGATCCCCCGCGGTCGTCGGCGGACACAACACGTCCCGCAGCAGCTTGATCAGTTTCAGGTTTGCCGCCACCACGCCAGCGATCGCCGGCGCGCTCTCCCACGCATTCACCGCACGCAACGTCTCGATCACATCCTCGAACCGCGAGGCCAAGAGCACGCGATCCGCCGGGTGCGCGTGCGCCGCCGTCAGGATCCGGTGGATGTCCGCGACGCCGAAGATCATCACCAGGTGATCGAGCTCGAGCGGTTTGCCGGCGACCCGTTCCCCGACGACGAAGCGCAAGGCGGTTTCATCGACGGCGCCTGTGGCATGGAGGACGGCGAGATCGTGGAGGAGGGAGTCGGTCATCGCGGCGCCGCCTTCAGCGCGTGTGCGACTGATTGAAATCGCCAGGCCGTGCCGCGGCGGGTCGTGAGCCCGTCTGCGTTCAACCGGTCCGCGATGCCCTTCAGGCTCAGCCCTCTGGCAAATTTCAGATCACGGATCTTCGCGAGCCGGTCCTGTTCGACGGGATTCGGCTGGAGGTGGACGCCGTCGGCCGCGAGCTCGAACCCGAGCGGCAGCGTGCCGACGCGCTCCCCCTTCGCCTTTTTGTGGCGCATCACGTCGCGCGTCCGCTCGCCGATCGCCTTGCGCTCCCACTGCGAGACGCTGACCATGATGTTGAGGATGAGTTCGCCGATCGCCGACCCCGTATCGAGCGTCTCTTCGACGCTGACGAGGGACACGCGGCGCTTGTTGAATCGCTTGAGCAGATCCGCGAGATCCACGACCGACCGCGTCAGGCGATCGAGCTTCGCGATGATGACGGTGTGGACGGTCCCGTTGTCGATCTGGGCCAAGAGCCAAGCCATCCCCGGCCGATCGAGGGACTTCGCCGACGCGCCATCATCGACGATGACATCGGCCAGATTGGCGCCGCGCACGACCGCCATCGCCCGAATCTTCTCCGTCTGCGCCTCCAGCGAGAGGCCGCGCTCTGCCTGTTTGTCCGTGCTCACGCGGACGTAGCCCAGGGCGTGTCGGTCGTTCTCACAACCGCCCGGTTGTGTGAATTGACCCTTTCGCCCTGAGTCTCCTACACTCTGATCGCGCATGGCCGGATGGGGCCTCCACCCTGATCTGTCCGTGAGCCCCAGGGGCGGCCGTCTGATCTGGATGACGGCGGCCGTCTCTGCTCTGCTTCCGAAACTGCATCAGCGAAATGCAGTTTGAAACCCGCTACAACTTCCCGTGCAGCGCCCACTGCCGATCCTTGGCGCTGATGGACTCCCCCCGCAGTTCACTGACGAGCAAGCGAATGCGCCAGCGCGTCGCCGCCGGCAGGCACGAGGGCGCGTAGAGCCGCAGGAATTTCATTTGCTTCAGCGCGACGTCGAGCGCCTCGGTCTGTCGGCCGCTCACGCGGTCATGCACGCCGGGCAGCTCGCGCACGTGCGGATAGGTCCGCAGCCAGTCGAGGCGCTGCGCGTGTTTGGCGTCGCGGAGGGCCACGGGGCTCATACGCGCCAGACGTGAGGGATTGACGGCCGGGAAGGTTCGAGAGTAGAAGTACCGCGCCCGCGCGCTGTCAGCGTCTGCTGACGGCCGATCGTTGTCCTCCAGGGCGGAGTCCAGCGATCGCCGAGTCTGACACTACATCCATTATCGGACTCACGTCCACGCAAACGGTTCTCGCGCTGATGGTTCCAGCCGTCCGTGACGTGTCGTACAGTCACGCCGCGCGCTCCCTGACCAGCGATTCGATCGGAATGTTCGCCTCGTCCACGATCTTGAGCGCCAGCGGCAAGGACGGCACGCGACGGCCGGCGAGGATGTGCGACACGTGCGCCGGGTCCACGCCCAGGCGCTTCGCGAACACGCGCGCCGACGTGCCGCTTTTTTCCAAATACGCCCGCAGGTTCGGATACGCGCGTCGATGGATCATGAGGCGGGATCCTACTGACTTAAAGACACGAGATCAAGCCCAATCGCGGATCTCTCTCGGTCTTTCCTCTCGTACGCGCCGTGGCTTGAAGCCAAGCCATTGACGCTCCGACACTTACGGGCTCAAATCACTGAGCGGTGAAGCCTCCGAAGCCTCCGAAGCCGGTTCCGATGAGCCTCCAGATCCTTCGGCGGCGCGTCCGTGAAGAGATGCAGAAACCCGGTGCGGACGGGCGCCCGCGCTTCACCTCCGGGGCGCAACTCGCGCGCTTTCTCGGCGTCGATCCGTCGCATGTGAGTCACTTTCTCAAAGCGCAACAGCCCGAGAACGTGCGCGGCGTCAGCTGGGAACTGGTGGACAAGCTGGCCGAGGTGTTCGATCTGCGCGTCTGGCAGCTGTTCTTCGTCTCGGACGAGCCCTACAAATGGAAGACGAAGTGACTATCGCGGCCCCAGCGGGCGTCCTTCTGATCCATCCGCTGTCTGATCCAAATCGCGTCGACGAACCGGCGGCCCATTACGCGGCCTCCACGTCGAACGTCGCCGCGCACGCCGGGCACATCGCATGACTGACGGCGCCCGGATAAGCGCGGTTCAAGGCGACGAGCTGCGGACGGGTGCAGCACCAGGCGCACGCGACGACGAGCTGCGTGATCGGGTCGACGACGACGGCGGGCTGGGACTGGGTAACCATAGAGAGAAGTCTACACCTTGACCCCCTCAAGGGCAAGGTTAAAGCGACGCAGAGACCCTGACGGGGTTAAGATAGCTGGCATGGAGTGTGACGCGTCGTGACGAAGAAACAGCGCCTCTCGGCGGATGCCCTCGCCTACTTCCGAGAACAAGGATCTAAGGGCGGGAAACTCGGCGGACCCGCCGCCGCGGCGAGCATGACCGCAGCCGAGCGGACCGCCCGCGCCACGAAGGCCAGTCAGGCGGCCGCCGTCGCGCGCACGAAGAAGAAGAAAGCCACCGGCAAGAAGGTGAAGGGCTAGGTGCGGGCACTGGATGTTGGCGACCGCATCACGTACCAGCCAAGCACGGGCTGGTTCGTCTATGCCCTGCGGGATCCACAGACCGACGCGGTCCGCTATATCGGTCAGTGTCGATTGCCGATGGCGCGGCTGGAGCACCACATTAGTCAGGCGCTCGACCCCGCCCTGGCTGGCACGCCCTCGACTCAGGCGCGGCGCGAGTGGATCCGCGGTCTGGCCCGCGTGGGCGCCTATCCGTATTTGCTGATTCTCGCCGTGGCCTCCAGCGCGGCGGAGGCGATCCGGAAAGAGACGGCGCTGATCATGGAGCACCGGGACTCGCTGCTGAACGGCGGCTGGCAAGGGGGAGACTACAAGGCGACGTATGCGCGCAGCGCTGAGACGAGGCGCGGGCATCCGGACGCGGCGCGCACGAAAAAAGCCAAAGCCGCGAAGAAGGCGAAGGGATGACGACGGAGCCGGGCTGCGACTTGTGCGGCGATCAAGGGCCGCTCCTGCTGCGGGCACGCTGTCATCTGACCGCCCCGCTCCTGGTCACCCTCGACGGGAACACCCTGATCCTGCAGTGCTATCTCCCGGAGTGTCGGCGGGAGGTGGCGCGCTTTGAGGTGCAGCGCGGGAGCCTGCCGACGTGCGACGGGCTGGACCGCTGATGCCGGACTCCCCCGCCGACTCCGCGCGCTACTTCAACGTCGAGCAGGTGCCGGCCACGAAGCTGGACGCGCTCTTGTCCGCGACCGAGGCGGAGGGGCACCGGTTGATCCATCTCCGTGTGGAACGCCGGGCGGGCACCCAGACCTACGTCTACACCCTGTTCTTCAAGCGCGGCGCCGTCGCCCGCACCATTAAGAAGAAAGCCGCCGCGAAGCAGGCGAAGGGTTAGGCCGTCGACGCGTCCGATCGATTCTGGTAGCGCGTCCGTTCCCGGATCAACGTCGCTTCGATCGCGTTGAAGCCGCTGAGGCCCTGCGTCTCAAAATCCAGCCGCTCCAGGAGCACGCGTAACCGTTCCATCAAGGCCAGCGCATCGCGGAGATCGTCGAGCCGAGGACTGCTCATCGGGGCACCGCGCCCGGCGGACGCGTCGTGGGGACCGCCACGAGGATCAGGCCCTGGCGTTTCAGCGCCGCACAGAACTGCCGCTCGTAGGTGTCCTTGACGTAGGACTTGGCGACGGGCTCCCACTGCATGTTCGCGGGGGTGTCGGGCGCCCCACTGCACAGGGGGAGGATGTGATCGACGACGTAGCCCGGGCGCCCTTTTGGAAATCCCGACTGCCGCTTGAAGGCGGTGACGGCGGTTTTACTCCGCGTCGCGGCGAGCGCCAACGATCCGCCGAGGGCGAGCGCGACCAGGAGGGCCAGCAGCCGCAGGCGGGGCCGGCTCATCGCGGGGCCGGGGACGGCGGCGTGGTGGGCAGCATGGCGCCGGGCGGCGCCGGCACATAGATCACTTGCGGGGCGCCGCTGGGCGTGGCCGTGCGCGTGAACACGCCCAAGGCATTGAGCGCGACGAGGAGCCCGACCGCCGCGATCAGGAACTTCCACGTACTATCGACGCCCGATGACTTCCCGCTGTCGGTCGCTTGCACCGCGCGCAGCGCGCGCATCTCGACGAGCATCTCGGTCACCTGCGGATCGACCACCGCCTGCTTGCCGCGGCCTTCTGAGAATGACAACTCGAGCGCTGATAGCCGCTTGATCACATCCGCCGAGAATTGATTGAGCCGGTTTTCGCCCGCCGTGGCGACGGCCGAGGCCCGGGCTTCGGCCGCGCCGGCGACCGTGCTCACCTGCGTCCGCAACGTCTCGGCGAGGATCGACGTCTGACTCGCGAGCGCCGTCGTCGCGGTCTGGTTCGTCACCGCCGTCTTCGCGACTTCCTCGCGATCGACCTGTCGAATGGAATTGAGCCGGGCCGACTCCGCGGCGAGCATCTGCCGCGCGTGCGCGTCACGCAGGCCGTCCATGAGATGTTGATGGTCCGCGCGCAGGGTGCCGATCTCTTTCACCTGGTCGACCTTGGTATCGAACAGTTCTTTCGTCAGGGTGCGGAGATCGTCCTGGCGGTGGCTGAGCGCCTCGGACAGATCCTTGACGTTCTCGGTCGGGTCGACCGTCGGGCCGCCCTGAAAATCGACCGGCAGGCCGCTGCCGCTCCCCCCGGGGATCCGGCGGTTCTCCTGGCCGTTGCGCCGCCTGCGTGTGCGTGTGGGCATCAGTCGGTCACCACGGGCGGCGCGGGGGGATCAATCTTGGGGACTTCGACCGCCGCGGTTTTCCCCGGCATCATCACCACCGCCGGCCGCACGGTGACGGACCGCAGGTAGACGTTGACCGCGGCCACGACGGCGACCTGCAAGGACAGGAACCGCACCGGGATCAGCGCCGTCACTTCGGTCAGCGACAGGATCGCGATCAACCCATTCGCCGCGTTCCACCAGAACGTGCGGGAGCTGAAGAGACTGATCGCGTAGTAGGTCCGGGTTTCCATCAGGCCCTCCGTCAGGATCGGTACCGCTGTGCGGCACAGTCGCGATAGGTCGGCGTCCGCTCCCCGCGACTCGCCGACAGGATCCGCCGGATGCCCCAGCGACAGGTGCGCGCCTCGTACGTGGCGTTGTACAACCCGATCCGGATCATCTGGAGCCGCGCCACGTCGAGCTCGACGCGCTGGGCCTCGGAAATGTCGCCGAACGCGCCCGGGAGATCCGTGCCGTGTTCCTGCAACCAGGCCAGTCGCGCGGCGCCGCGCGCGTGCTTGAGCACACTAGACAGGCCGCTCATACCGTCTCCCCGTTGGTGACGTGGCCGTGCCAGTGTCCGGACTGCGACGCGTCGACTGAAGGCGTGAGCGTGAGCGTGTCGAACGTGTCCCCGTCGCGCTGCCACAGGCATCCGGGCGGCACGTCGAACGTGCGGCGCTCGTGAATGTGATCCCGAATGCTCGGCGGCATCGTCCGCATGACGACGGGCGAGGGCGGCCCACCATCCTCGGGATTCGCAAACGCGATGCCTAACCGCACGGGCTGCGACGTCGAGTGGCAGTGCGGGCACACGAACGCCACGCCTAATCGGCGCTCCGTGCCATCACCCCACCAGCGCGGTTCGAGGTCGGTCAGTTTCACGGCGTCACCACGTTCCCGCTGAGCGTTCCGGTCACCACGAATTTCGCCCACGCCTGCCCGACGGTCGCCGAACTGCCAAAGATGCCGTAGGTCGAGCGCGGCCAGGTGTTATTGGTGATCGTCAACTGCTCTTCCCGCTGCAGGCCCGTGAAGTACACGACCGATCCGATCCCGGTGCCGGCGAAGGTGTTCGCGTCGATCGACAGCTCACGCGACCCGCCGCTGATCTGGATCATCCGATTGCTGCCGCCACCGTAGGCGGTCGGACTGAGATCGCTGAAGCGGTTCCCGCGAATCGAGACGCGCGAGAGCCGGACCGAGGGCTGATTGTCGTCGAGCGCGAGAACGTTCAGCGCGCCGCTGCCGTGCGCGACGTCGTTGTCTGTGAACACGACGTCTTCGATCGTCGACCAGGGCGCTCTGCCGCCTTGATTGCGCACGGTGAACGAGACGAGGTACCCGCCCTGCCCCTGCTTCCAGCAGTATTCGATCACGTTGCGCTCGATCAGGACGCGCCGCGCCGCCTTCACTTCGATTCTGGTTTTGACGCCGATCGCGCGGCCCATCCACTCCGGACGCGCCGTGATCGTGTTGCCCCGGATCGTGACGTCGGTCGGCATCCGCGCGAGACTCGACGAGTCCGCGCCGCCGAGCAGCACCGTCTCGCTGCCGGCGCGGAGGAAGTTGTCCTCGATCGTCAACCCGGGCGCCATGTCCCACGCGATCACCGCCTGCGAATCGTTGCCGGGCGAGGCCTGGAAACAGTCGTCGACGTAGCTGCGGCGAATCACGCACGCGCCGTTCCCGTTCGCCGCAATCCCGCGCTTGGCGCCCGTCGTGACATCGCCGAGGATCCGCACCCGATCGAGCGTCACCCGCGCGCCGCTGAACGTGACGATGTCGGTGAGCGGATTGGTGTGCCGGACTTCGATCCCGATCACCGTGACGTCGTCGCCGGTGATCGTTAGGCCGCCGCGGAACGACGGCAACGGCGTGACGGCATCCATCCGCGCGAGCGGCACGACGGTCTGGAGCGTCACGGATTGCTGCAGCGTCAACGGACTCGGATAAATGAGCGTCGGGCTGAGCGTGAGGATCGCGCCCGGCGCGGCCGTCGCGAGCGCGGCATCCAAGGCGGCCGGCGTCGCGATCGCGGCGATCGGCGTCGGCGCCTGGAGCTCGCGCAGCGCCTGCTCGAGCAGCGCGCGGGCCCGCGGGAGATCCTGCGGGACCGCGAGCGTGAGGGCCAGGACGATCGCGAGGGGGTAACGGCTCATAGGGGTCCGGCCTTCGGTCAGGCGTTCAGCTCGAGAAAATCCCGAATCGCGATCCAGATGTCGGCTTCGGCCAGCACGGCGCTGACCTTCTGCGGCGTCGTCAAGGCCGTCCACGCCGGCACATTGCGCGCCCGCACGATCAACGCGATCGTGGCGAGCACGTCTTTCTGGCGGCTCGTCGTCGTGAACTGCCGCGCGCGGCGGGCGGCGAGCGCGGCGGCGTCGGTGATCGCCGCGAGGTCCGCGGGCGTCGGGACCGCGCCGAGCGTCGCGGCGTTCCAGACCGTCAGCGTCTCGACGCCGTCGACGAGCCGCACTTCGAAGTCATCGATCGTCGGCGTGACGCCGCGGGTCTGACACACGAGCAGCACTTTTTGGTACAGCATCACGGCCCCAGGTAGACCAGTTGCAGGCTGCAACTGGCGAGATCCACCGTGCGCGATCCCACCGCATCGTGGAAGGCGTCGATCGTCACGTACTGCCCGACGGTCAAGTCGACCACGGCGGCGATCGGCTGGCCGAGGCCGTTGCCGGCCATCGTCGAGATGGGCGGGTAGTAGCTGCGCGCGCCAGGGATGAGGCTGCCGCTCCGGGCCAGCCGCACGAACAGCAGCGTCGCGGAATCGATCGCGGACGCCGTCCAGAAGATCCCCCCGACCACCAGGTAGGTCCCGGCCACGAGCGCCGTGATGCGACTCGGATTGACGGCCGGGTCGTGCATCCCCGTCGCGTCGAAGGCTTCCGTGGCGAACGTGATCGGCGTGACCACGCCCGTGAGGACGGTCTGCGTGCCCGAGGCATTGCCGACGCGACAGGTCCGCGGCGTGCCGGCCAGGATGGCGGCGTCGATCGGGTCGAAGATCACGCTGCCGAGCACGGCTTTGGTGATCACCGACCCGGTGGTGTTCGAGCCGTCATCGTCCACGAGCGCGGTCAGGAGCGTGCGGTCGATACTCATGTCGTCCCCACCCCCGCCGCCAGGCGCCGCAGTAAATCATCAAAGGAGAACCGCACCGTCGAGGCACTCGCCGTAAAGCGCGGCGCCGTGCCCGGCGCGATGTCGATCTCCGTGATCGTGACCTCTTGAATCACGAGCGTCTGACTGATCGGCGGACTCGCCAGCGTGACGACGATCGGCTTGCCGCTCTTCGTCTTCACGTCGCGGCAGGCATAGGCGACGGTGACGAGTGGCCGCGAGAACAGCGCGAGGTGGGCGTCACAGACCGCATTGAGCGACGCTTCCCCGCGGCGTTCATCGGTGATCGTGTAGTCGACGACGCCGGTACTGACCCGGCCTTGCGCCGCATCGATGGCGACGAGCGCGGCTTGGGCGGACAGGTCGTCGCGCTGCACCCAGATCGAGACCGGCGTCCCCTTCAGCATCGCCAGAGTCAGGCCCGTCACGCCGGTCAGCATCGGGGCCGGCGCGATCGCACTGCCGAAGGGCACCGATGACACGATCGCGCCGGTCCCGCTCGCGGGAATGCCGGTGAGCGTGTTCCCACTGATGCCGGTGTAGCGCAGGATCTGCTCACCCGCGCGCACCCACCCGGCCGCGGGAAACGCGCTCACCGTCGCGATCGGCAGCGACGTGGATCCGGCCAGGACTTCGCCTTGCGGTTGGCCGAGCCCCGACGTGTCGCTCGTCGGCGCGGTCGCGCCCAGCGATCCGTCCGCCGTGGCGTCCACATAGGTGGTCGTCGTGTTGTCGGCGATCGTGGCGACGAATTGCAACGTCGACCCGCCGGCCGCGGTCCGATAGACCTTGCGCGCCGTCGTGTTCGCCGGCCCGATGGCGATGCCCGCGACGGCGATTTGCTGAAACCCGGTCGCGGTGTTGGACCCCGGCGCCGCCGCCCCCGTCGATTCGAGGCCATGCGTGAAGAACGTCAGCGTCGTGTTGTCGTTGAGGGTCGCACTGGTGTTGAGGAGCACGAACACGCCGCCCGAGGTCGGCGTCCGGCGGTAGAGCTTGCGCCAGATCACGCCCGGCGGCCCCGCCGCGATGTTGCTCAGTTGAATGTTGTGCAACGGACCGGACGCGAACGTGATCGACCCGATCGGGCTGGGCGTCGTCTCGCCGGTGATCGTCACGAAGGTAAACACGAACTCGTACAAGATGCTGTTGCCGTAGTTCGCGCTGCCACCCGCGCCGCCGTCGGTCACCGTCGGCGCCACGCTCGGCGCGCTGATGACGCCCGTGGTGATCGCGGCAAGAGGACTCGGCTTCGATTCGCCGGCCGCGGACACCTGGCTGTAGGCGTACTGGTAGACGCCGGTGCCGAGCCCTGACCCATACGACAAGGCGAGCGTCGCTGGGGCCGGCGGCAACCAGCCCGGCCCGACGAGCGACCCGACGCCGCCGAGGATCACGCCCGTGTAGAGGAGCCGTTGACTCTGCGCGCCGTCCGGCGTCGTGCCCGCGATCGCGCGCCCGCCGGCCGTCACGGTCCCGAACATCACGGCGTCGTCGAGTGGCACGATCGTCTCCCCGGCGGCCACGTCGGCCGGCACCCCTTCGCCGTGGCCCTTGCCGAGGAGCCGCGTCCGGAGCTGGCTGTCATCGCTCACCGCGTGAATCGGCGGGCTGTCCAGGAACCGGCCCGGCGTCGTATCGAGATCCAGCGGCGCATCCGTCGCTTCGGTCAGGAACAGATGCACGTCGAGATCGTCGGTGTAGGTGTAGCCGCCGATCAGGGTTTTGATGCGCGCGAGGCACGTCGAGAAGGACTCGCTCCCGTCGAAGATGATCGAGATCGCCGGCAGCGCGGCTTGCACATGGGTCGCGGTGAAGCCCGGCGCGAAGCTCGCGATGATGGTCTGCGCCACCGTCGTCGCGGACACGTTGACGAACGTGCCGAAGGGCCGCAATCGGTTCAATCGCGCGGTATCGTCGATCGCCGTGCAGCGCCACGCCACCTGGCTCGGCTTCCCTTCGTAGGTGACATCGACGCTTTGGAGTGTGCCGGTGAACAGGAGCCGCGGCGTATCGCTATTGATCGTGATGCGGAGATCCTGGCCACCGCTGGGCGCCGTCCCGTCGACGACGAGGCTGCAGGTATTCGGCGCATCGTTCAACAAATCGCGAATCGTCAGCCCCGCCATCCGGACCCGCCGCCGCGCCTGGACCCCGGCGATCAGAATGGAGACGCGGGTCGCGCGGACCGCCGCCAGGGCCGCCGGCTCATAGCCCAGCCGGAAGTTGTTGAGCCGCGCCGAGCCAAGGACCGCGGGTTGGGTCGGCATCTACGCCGCTCCGAACTGCATCGCGCGCTTCGCGGTCTGCATCACGAGATCGGCCGTGCGCTGCGCGAGATTCTCCGCGGTGTCGATGATCGTGAAGTGGTTGATGACCGTCACGCCGCCACCCATCGGCGTGATGAAGCCCGACGCACCCGGGGTGAAGAGTTCCGGTTGTTTGTTGGCGCCGACGACGTAGGACTGGCCGGCCGTCACCGGGCCGCCACCATCCCGGAGCGGATGGATCCCGCCGTCGCTCCAACCGGCGCCGGTCCCCTTCAGGCTGAAGCCGCTGGAGAACCCGGGATCGGTGATGCTCGGCGCCCGCTTCCCGACGTTGACATACGCACCGCCCGCCGCCTCCAGGGCCGCGCCCGCCGCCGCCGCGGCGGCATCCACCTGCTCCCAGTAGCCCGCCGTCACGCCGGCGATCGCCGCCACTTCGCGTGCGGCGCCGGCGACCACCGCCTCGGTGCCCTGTTGGATCTTCGCGATGCGCAGACTCTCAACGTCGAGCAAGGCGTTGTAGTGCTGCTTGTAGTTGAGATCGCTCGCGTTCAGCTTCGCGACTTCGTCGTCGAACCAGTCGTGCGCCGCCTGAATGCGCATCTCCGTGTCGGTGGCGTACAGGCCCATGCGCAGCGTGGCGGCTTCGCGCTCGAGCGCCGCGATGTCGTTGATGGTCTTGACGGCGCCCTGCATCTGCTCGAGGTTGGCGCTCGCCTTCGCCGCGTTCAGGTCCCGGACCCAGTCCATCGAGAGCGCGTGCGCGTCGTGTTCAATGACGGACGTCGCCTTGAGACTGTCGGCGAAGGCCTTGTTGGCGACGATCGACGCCTCCGCGCTCTTGGTGAGCTCGTCCTCCATCTGCCGGATCTTCGCGAGATCCTCGGGCAGTCCTGGCACCGCCAGCGACTTGAACGCCGGCGCCGCCTTGGTCGCCGCCGCGGTGGCGTCGTCGAGGGCGTTCTTCATGGCGATGACGCCCAACGAATCGGTAATGGTCAGGATGAGCGTGCCGAGTCCCGTGCCGGCGACGCCTTTCGCCGAGCGCCAGAACTTGCCCAGGGCATCGCTCGTCTCCGACAGGGCGCGCACGGTCTCCCGGCTCATCCCGACGGCCGAGTCTTTGAGATCGTCGAAGCCGCGCTTCAGCGTCGGCAGGACGGTCGCGCCCTGCTTCCCGAACAGATCGATCGCGATACTGACTTGCTGCGCGGGGTCGGGGATCTGGCGAATCGCGTCCGAGATCGCGATGAACTGCCGCTCCGGCGTCAGCCCCTTCAGATCCGCGAAACTGAGGCCGAGTTTCTGCAGCGCGCCCGCGGCCGACCGATCGCCGCCCGCGAGCTTGTCTTCCATCTTCACGATCGCGCTGGTCAGGTCGGTGATCGTGTTGCCCGCGTCATCGCCGGCGACCTGGAACCGCTGCAACCCTTCGACGGAGATCCCGGTCATGTTGTGCAGCTTGTTCAACTCGCTGGCCGCCTCGAGGAGTTCCTTCCCGAACCCCACGATCGCCGTGACGCTGAAGCCGATCCCGAACGCGCCGGCCAACGAGGTCGCCACGCCCTTCAAGCTCTCGACCGAGGTGCCGATCTTTGCGGCGCCGGTTTCCACGCCCTGGAGCGAGACTTCGGCGCCCTTCGCCGCGGCGACGAACTGATCGAAATTCGCGAGGAAGGTCCCGGTGATGGCCACGGTTAGTCGTCGGGCTCCTCGCCCGGATTGTCGCCGTCGGTCGCTCGGCGGATCACGCGCTGCTCGATGAGGGTCTCCACAATCACGTCATACACATCGGCGTCTAAGTCGCGCACCCAGTCGTAGGACTGGCCGCAGGCTCGGGCGACGAGGAGAGTGGTAACGATGTCGGATCGCCAGGCGGGATCTTTTTTTGGGCGTCACGCTCCGCCTGCATGGCGATCTCGTGGGCTTCAATGGCCCGCAGGATCTCGGTGTAGCTCTCGGGATCGATCGAGTCGAGCGCCGCTTCGACCACGTCGTCGGGTTGCCGCGCGATCGCGATCACGGCGCCGGCTGGGTCGGTCAGCGACCAGTCGAGCAGATACGCCAGGATTTTCGCGGTGCCCGCCTCGATGCTGTCGAAGCGCCGCCCGTCCTCCGCCTCGGTCGAACCGCGTTTGACCATCCGCTTGTTCTCGCCGGCGGTCAGGCGGGTCTTCACCCGCAGCCAGTCGCCGTTCGAGATCGGCAGCTGTTTCGACGCCGGCGGCACGACGCGCGAGTCCATCTATTGCTCCGGCGGCCCGAGCCGCGCTGTCAGGTTGTGGGTGCCGACCGTGATCGCTTCCACGCCCCACGCCCAGAAGCCGTCGTGCGCGCCCTCTCGCGGCGCCGTAAATAACAGGGGCGTTTGGCGGAGCATGAACGCGTCGGGCCGCTCGAGCGTCGCCGTGAGCGTCCACTGCCCGTTGACCTTCGCGATACTCCAGCTGCGCAGCGTCGCCGCCGGGCGATAGCCCCAGAGGATCGACGCCGCGCCGCCGTGCAAGCGGAGGGTGTCAAACACGACGCGCGCTTAGGGATTCGCCGTCCACGCGCCCGCGGCCCGGAACGATCCGGAGACCTTCGGCGCGCCCTTGGCGCTGCAGTCGATGTCCGCGTCGAGGTACGCGAGGCCCGCGAACGTGAAGGTCGGCTCCGTCGAATTCGGCGCGAGCTCCAGCAGTCCCGGCGTCGCCGCTTCGGTGGCGTCGAACAGGATGACGTTGGTGCTGTTCCAGAACCCGCCGACCGATCCGCTGATGTCGCGCATCCCGGGCACGTACACTTTGTTGGTGTCCCCGAAGCACGTCACGTCTTCGTAGTCCGTTTTGAGGGACAGCTTCCACGTGTTCAGACTGATGAGCGCGATCGGCGTGACGCCCGCCGGGTCGTATTTGATGGTGCCGTAGCGGCCGGTCTTGATACTCATGACTCGTTCCCTGATTCACGGCCCGCGCCGTCCGCCCGATTTACGCGCTCGTGCCGAGAATGATCACGTCGTAGGTGACGCCGGTCCCGGCGCCGCTGTTCGTCAGCGTGATGAGATCGCCCGTCGACGGCGTCACGGTGATGCCCGCGCCGGATCCGAACCACGCGAAGGTGAACCCCGGTGGGATGATGATCCCGTCACTCACCGCGAGGAACAACGGCACGCCGGTCGCGCCCGCTGGGCGACTCAGGTGGACGTTGTTGGTGTTGCCCGCCGCGGCTTTGATGATCAGGGCCTTGATCTTCACGAAGGTGATCGCCGCGCCGAAGGCGTCGAGCAGCACGGCCGCCAAGTCGAGATCTTCGGTCGCGCTGATGCCGAGCGTGCGTGTGTCGGTGAACACCCGATCGACTTGGCCCGCGGCGGTGCCGCTCAGGAGCCGCACGGCGCTGGTTAACGCGAACGGGAGCGCCGCCGTCCCGAGATCGAGGACGCTGGTCTGTTGCCCGGTGACGGTGAGGGTGAGGTCTGCCGTGACGGCCATGTCGTGAGTCCCTTCCGAAAAACTGCGTTAGACGAGCGCCTGCTGCACCCGATAGTGCCCGCCGCGATGTGACCAGCGAATCGCCGGATCGACGTCGTCGACTTCCACGAAGCGAATCCGCGCCTCGCGGCACATGACCATCGGCGTGTAGCCCGTGACGGTGAGCGCCCCGTCTTCGAGCAGGACGTCGATCCGCGCCGCGGCCGCGCGGCTGTTGAGGACCCCCGTCGACAACTCGACGGCGATCACCGCGTAGAGCACGTCTTCGTACGCCCGGCGGCCGAACACGGGCTCGTCGATCGCCTCGACGACGCTCAGGCGCACGAACCGCGTGGAGTGCCCGCCATGCAGCATCGACGCGCCCGCTTCCTCGAAAAACACACCGTCGGGCAGGAGCGCCCGCAGCGCGGCGTCGTTCAGCAGCAGGTCCAGCAGCGCCTGGTCAATCGCCGAACTGTCAGACATCGCCCGACACCGTGGCCCCGTGCCGTTTGAGAAGGTCGACGAGCTGCCCGGTCAACCGGCGTCGCGCGTTCTCGATGCGTGGCACGAACACATGCCCCGGCGGCATCTTGCCTGTCAGGTGCTGCACACCGTTCTTGGTGACGTAGTGCCGCGCCTGGCTGCCGTGCTCGAAGGCCTGCGCGTGCTTCGCCGTGTTCGTGATCTTCTGGCCGACGACGAGGCCTTTCCGCGTCACCGGGAGGAGCTTCATCCCGTTCCGCAGCTTCCCCGTCCGAATCGGATACGCGCTTTTGATCGCCACGTAGGCGCCGTTGACGGTGCCGGCCATGAGGTTCGCGGCTTCGCCCGCACAGGTGTCGGGGAGCGCCTGGATCGCGGCTTTCAAGTCCTCCAGCCCTTCCCACACGACGCGGGAACGCGTACTCACGACGCCGATCCTTCCGGCTCCGGCTCCGCGAAGAAGAGCGTCATGGCAGCGCTTCCACGATCACGCCGAGCACGGTGACGTCGCCGGACGCGACGGCACTCTGGCCCGTGATCCGAATCACCACGGCCCCGCTCAGGGTCTCGGCCGGCGTCGTATTCGTGCGGGCAATGATCGCCACCCCCTGTAACGCCTCGCCTTGCGCCACCTGCGTCGCCGCCCCCGACCGGAGCACCACCCCGCGCGACGTCCAGGCCGTGCCATTCGCGGCCGTGCTGACACTGACCAGGCTGGTGCCGCCGAAGTAGATCCGCAGCGTCTTACTATTGGTATTCGCGCCCAACAGGCCCCACGCCGTGACGCGCACGCCCATGCCGTCCGTGCTCAGCGAGTTCGCGGGCAGCGTGTACGTCAGCAGGTCGGTTTCGCCGGTGCCCACGTTGGCCGCCGACGTCGTGCTCGTGAGCAGCCGGCCGCCCAGGGTGACGGTCCCGGCCCCCCCGCCGAAGGGGAGGGTCGTCCCGGACGGAAAATACTGCTGCGCGCCCATCGGGACGAGCAGGAGGCCGCTGGCGACCAGGCCGACGCAGGCCGCGAGGCGCGCGCGCCTCATCGCCGGCTCGTTTCCACCACGTCGACGCGGTTCGTCGACGCGGCGACAATGCCGTAGATCGGATCGATCGCCGGCAGCGACACGGCCGCGCCGGGGATGAGTTCCCAGCCCGTCGCCGTGGTCACGGCGGCATCGCCCAGATACACCGAGGCGGTCCCGGCATTCCGGATCAGGCCCGTCCCGCCGCTCGGCGGGGGCGTATAGATCAGCGTGGCGGTCGTCGCCACGGTCACCCGCGCCGCCACGATCGCCGCGACGCCCGCGCCGATCGCGAGCCAGACCGCCACCCCGACGACGACGATGCGTCGCGTTCGCGCCATTGCGTCTCCCCTTCTGTGTCTCACCACGGCGCCGCCCCGAGCCACGGGGCGAACGTGTGCTGCGCCGGGACGCCGACGTTCGTGTTCGCGACCAACTCCTCGAAGGTCGTGCCCTCTAACCAGCCCGCCGCGATCGCCGCCGTCACCTTGCCGAGGAAGTAGGCCCACTGCGCGGGCACCATGTCGTTCACGCCCCGCGCGTCGATCCCGTGCGTGTAACACGCCAGGCACCCGCGCGTGGTTTGCAGCGAGGTAAAGAGCGTATCGAGGGCCGCATCCGCGCCGTTGGTGCCATGCAACCCGTAGCGCTGGATGTCCCACTTGTTCACCGGCGGCCAGGCCCCCGCGCTGCCCGACGCGCCGAGGGCCGTGGCGTACGCCATCACCAGGTTCTGAATCGCCGACGCATTGGTCGCGCTGTTCTGCACCCACGCCGCGCGCCACAGGGGGCGCGAGTAGCCCCGGCGCTGGATCCACTTCAGCGCCTTCATGAAGTCCGCCCGGATCTGGGCGGCCGTCATCGACGCCGTGGCGGTCCCGTCGTAGCTGTGAATCCCGATGCTGTTGCGGTTGACACCCGCGGCGGCCGCGATCTGCGCGGCCGACATGCGCAGATCCGCGCCGGTCCCGGTGCCAAAGAGCGCCGGGGCGCACGCGAACGTCACCGGAATATCCAGCGCCGCGAGGGCCGGATACCCGAGCGTGTAAAACGTGTCGTACGGCCCATCCGCGATGAAGATCATCTGCGCTTTGGGCTGCTGTTCGAGCCAGACGTGCCCAATCGTGGCGTTCGTCGCGGCGGTCGTCACGACCAGGATCCGGACGCGGTAGCACGTGCCCCAGCCGGTCAAGGTGAGACTGACCGCGGCCCGCCGCAGGTAATTCCACCCGGTCACCAGACCGGTGGCGGGCGTCCACGACGTCGCGCCCGACACAGCCAGGCCCGCATCACTGAACAGCGCGACCGTGACCGAGGTGATCTTGGTGACATCCTCCAGATACACCCACAGCCCGATGGCGCTGGCCGTGCTGAAGACCAGCGGATCGTCGGTGCCCGGCGGATCGAGAAACAGCCAGGCGGTCGTCGCGCTCGCGATCTGCATCTGCCAGCCGCGATCGCCGACTTTGTAGTTGACGGGGTCGGCGACAATCGTGCAGGCGGTCGCCCCCGGGGCTTCGTCATCTTGCCCGCCAATGAGCGTGATCGTGTGCGGCGTCCACGAGCGCGCGGGCCGCTGGATCCGCACGCCCCGGACGTCGAGCCGCGTCGTCCGCAGGTCGCCGGCCGTGATGAGCGCCGTCGATCCCGGCCACGTCGACAGCGCCGTATTCTCGACAGCGCTGAGCCCGACATCCGCCGGCACGCCGCCCGCGACGACGAGCGGCGCATTCCAATCCGACGTCTTGATGTCCGCGAGCGGATCATCCGGAATCGTCGAGACTTTCGCGTGGGTGATAGTGAGAGCCATCTAGGCCGCCAGGCTCGTCTGAAACGCGGAGTGTTGGAACGCGCTCGACTGGAACGGGTTCAACGCCAGCGGCCGGCCGAGGAGTTCGACGCAGACCGCGATGGTTTCGATGTTGCGCTCTTCCGGATTACTGACGCCGGTCACCTGGAACACCCGCCCGCGAAAGACAATCCGCGTCGCCAGCGTCACCCCCGGATGAAACGGGAACGTCACGATATGGGAGGCCGTGCCGATCACGGTTCCGGCGGCGATGCGTTCGAGATCGCGGGCCGTCGCGGGTTTCAGTTCGGCGTAGCGATGCGCCGGCACGAGATCCGTCCACGACTGCGTCACGCCGCCGTCGCCGTCGGAGACGCCCGGCCCGGGCGTCTGCAGCTGCACGCGGAAGCGCCGCTGGTTGATCGCGGTCGTCTTCATGCGAGCACCGGATCTTTGTGCAGCCCGATCAAGCGGTCGACCACCGCCCAGAACGCGTCATCGGGCGGATCGTCGCCGCGGTGTTCCCGGAGGTGCCCCACCACGAAGAGAATCGCGGCCGTGACCGCCGGCGGGACCGTCACCGCCGTCCACGTCGTCGTAATCGCGCGCCACCAGGCCGTCGAGCCGCAGCGGTCGAGCACGTACCCCTCGGCCTGATCGAGCTTCAACTGGATGTCCGCATCGCGATCGGTGTCGGCGAGATCGTCGGACGGAATGCCGAGGTGCTCTTTCGCCTGGATGAGCGTCACGAGGACGGCAGCCATCAGCGGACCTTCACCACGGGCAGCGCGCCCGGCGCATCCCGGCCGTCCGATCCATCTCGGCCGCGCTTCACGGTGAGCGTCCAGGCCTTCGAGCCGTCGCCCGGCTTCGTCGTCGTGGATTCGTTCGCGTGCCAGGTCGAGCCCGCCCACGTGACGACGTCGCCGGCGTCGTAGGCTTTCCCGTCCTGGTAGACGCCGCAGTACTTCAGGAACGGCAGCACGATCGGGAACGTTTTGACGACGCCGGCGCGCTCGAGTCGAAACGCGAGCGTGCGATCGCCATCGAAGGCGACCGTGAGATCGTCGAACCCGAGCCCGTCGGCGCCGTCTGTGCCGTTGAGACCGTTGACGCCGTCTGTCCCGTGCGCCCCGTCCTGCCCCGCGGGGCCCGGGACGGGCGCCCGCGTCTCCACGATGGCCACGCGCTCACTCACCGCCGCGACGCGCTCGAGCACCGGTGCGAGGTCGATCGGCGTCGGCACGGCGGCCGCGGCCTTCGTCTCCCCCACCAGCACCCGATCCCGGAGCTCGCCGAGGGCCTGGTCATAGGCCAGGGTCTGCACGAGCCGGGCTTCGGCGACGGCCAGGCGTTCGAGCACGGGCCCGAGCGCGGCCTTGAGGAGCAACGCGACTTCGCCGGCGAGGGCCTCGAGCAGTTCAGGCTGCATGGAGGAGCTCCACCTGGAGGGCTTTGCGCGCGAGGGCCGCTTTGAACTGCGCGGCGAGATCCTTCGCCGGGAGCGGCGCCGGCGGGAGCGGCATCGGCGCCGTCGGCGGCCGCGCCGGCAGTTCGCGCGCCGCCAGGAGCGCCAGCGGCCAGTTCTGTTCCTGCATGTACGGCGTCTCGCCGCCTTTGACCGGGCCCTTGTCGAAGTACTTGAAGCGCGCTTCGTTCGGGGACATGCCGCCGGTCAGGGACTTCGCCGCCGCGTCCGCGCGCGACACCGTGTCCATGCGGAAGAGATCGTCGAGGTCGAATTCGGTGCCGTAGGGTTTCGGCAGCTCCAGCCCTTCGTCCAGACAGAGCTCGAGGTTTTCGATCAGGGATTGGAGCGCCTGCGCGTAGTACTGCTGCAGCAGCGGTTCGATGTTGGCGTAGGGGGGCGGAGGACCAATCCCCACCATATAGGGCGGGACGTGGAAACAGGTGCAGACGGTTTCGCCGGTCCACTTCAACTGGTCGATCAGCTGCGCGTCGACGGCGTTGACGCTCATCGCTTCGTACTTGAGCCCGTCGCCGAGGACCGCGACTTTGCCGACGTTGTCGCCGCCAAAGTTGGTCTCCCAGTACGCCTTGAGTCGCGCCGCCGTCTCGTCGGTGATGGCCCCGGGCGCGGTGAGCACGCCGCCGGGCTGCGAGCCGTTCGCGAAAAACTTGGTGGAGTTCGACTGAATCGACAACCCCTGGAGCGCCGCGGTCCCGCACGCATAGATCGGCGTGACGCCGATCAGCGGATGGAAGAGACAGACCATCGTGTCGTGAATGAGTTCCTTCGCGGGGACGGTGATGTTGTCCGTGGCCAGGCCGGAGAGGTCGTCGCGGCGGAGTTCGTAGTACACGGCCCCGTCTGGCGCCACGAGCGGGATCACGCGCGTCGGGTCGAGCACGTAGAGGGCGACGACGACGCCGCGCTGATCGCGTTGCTTCAACACGTACGCGTTCCCGTGAATCAGTTTCGAGACGAGCCACTGCTCGATAAACTTGATCCGCGTCTGGTAGCGATTCGGTTTCCGGAGGACGGGCGAAAACGAGGCCGACTCGGCCGGCGACCAGATGCTGTGCGCGTCCTGGGCGACCAGCCGCAGCGCCAGCTTCGCGATGTCACTCGCGATCAAGGTCACGCAGGCGAACACCGCGCTGTAGGTGAGGACGTTCTCCGCCCGGACTTCGACGTTGGTCTGCCAGGCGCCGGTGAAACTCTCGCGGATGACGTTCCACCACCCGCCGCGGCCGCTGAGCGGCTGCAGTTGGAGGGCCTTGGTCCGCGCGATGGTGAACCCGAAGAGCTGCACGCGGTTACTTCGCGCGCTTCGGAGCGGCGGGTTTCGCGGTCGCGACCTTCCGATCGACGCGGACGGCTTTCCCTTGCACGACCACGCTCTCGGCGTACTGCTCGTCGATCTCGTACGTGTCGCCGACGTCGTAGGTGTGGCCGTCGTAGGTGTGGAGCTGCAGGGCTTCCACCGTGACCGTGTGTCGGGATTCGTCAGGCATCAGTGCGTGTCCTCTTGCCCTTGGCGGGCTCCTCGATCCGGGTGAAGCCGCGCTTCACGAGCTCGGCGACGAACTCCGGTGAACAGTCCGGCGGGACGGTCCAGATCTCCTGGTTAAACGGCGAGCGCAGTTTCACGAGCGGGGCGGTAGGTGTGCTGTCCAACGTGGCCGATCTCCTGTGAGAGGTCGTGATCGATCCAGATCGCGTGGCCGCCGGCGAGGCGCAGCGTGCGACAAAACATGATGTCTTCGCCGATGTCCGCGCCCGTCGCGCTCAGCCCATGCCGAAACCAGGGCCGCGGCAGATCCGCCACGACGTCGGTTCGCATGAGACAGACCGCCAAGCCGACCGAGTCGACGATCTCCAGGCCGTGCGACGCCGGCGTCGTCTGGATCCGCTGCCCGCCGCGCTGCGCGGTGCACCAGAGCCGCGGATCCCGCATCACGCAGTTCGCGGCGACGATCGCCCGCTGGTGCGCGGCTAATCGAATCGCCGTGTCCGGCGGCACGGTCATATCTGTGTCGAGCCAGAGCACGTGCGTCGCGAGCTGCCGGATCGCCTGCGCGAGAAACGCTTCCCGGCCGACGTGCACATACGTGGCGCCGATGAACCCCAACGTCACCGACGTCCAGATCCCCGCGTCGCGCGTCGTCGCGTAGAGCTGCGCGAGGGCGAGGGCGAAGGCGGCCGGCACGGTCTCCCGTGTCGGCCCCCCGATGACTAACCGCACGACCGCGGTCTACGTGCCGACGTAGGCCGCCGCCGAGATGTAGCGCACGGCCGCGGTGCGCGCGCGCTTCCAGGTGATCATCCGTTCGGCGCGGAGGCCGACCAGATTGTTCTGCCAGAGGGAGACGAGCACCGTGGTCGCCGTCGCCGGCGAATCCGGCGCCGAGTCCATCTGCACGGACGCTTCGCGGCTGACGTCGATCTGCACGCCGCCTTCATCCGCGTAGAGGATCGAGGGCGCATGCACGAGCGCCACGATCGCGGCCATGTTGTTCGACACGACGACGGGGATCCCGAAGATCGTCCCGCCGGTGATCGACATGCCGGGGAAGAGCGGCTGCCCGAGCGCGTTCACCGAGAGCGCGAGCCCGAACGCATTGCTGTCGGACATGAGCCAGACGCTGCCCTGCAGCGGAATGTTCGCGGCGGTGAAGACCGCGACCGACGTCGCGAGATCGAGCTTGGCCGCCGCACTGGTCACGCCGGACGCCGCCGCGGTGGAGGCGCCGTTGGTGATCGAGGCGGGGCTGACGTTGGCGCTGATCGCGACCGTCGGATCGACCAGCTGCGTGTCGAGGAACTGCGCCATGCCGGCGATCATTTCCTCGCGCACGAGCCCTTCGGCCGACGGCGTCGAGAGCTTCACGAGCTCCTCGGTGAGCACGATGATGCCCGCGGCCTTGCTGAACGGCAGCGTGACCGTCGCGTAGGCGGCCTTGGTGACCGTCTTCGCGAGCCCCTGGCCGACCCACCCGTAGGTGCCGCCCGCCGTCTGACTCGGGACGCTGATGTTGAACGGGACCTGCCGGAACCCGGCGACCTGGCCGATGATCGTGCGCGGCCGGAGCAGCTCGAGGAATTCGTTGATCGGCGTGGCGACCGCGAGCGGGCCGGCCCACGTCGCATCGGTCGTCGTGCCCGCGGCGACGGCGGCCTTGGTGTGCCACATGTGCTTGACCATCGTCTCGACTTCCGGCGTCGAGTCGGTCCACTGCTTCGCGATCTCGAGCGTCTGGTAGGAGTCGCCCTTCCCGCGCGCGAGCGCGATGCACATCCGGGTAAAGGCGGTGCCCTTCGGCAACTGCGATTTGATCTGAATCACGGGCGTGGTCGCCGTGCCGCCGCGGAGGTCGGAGGCCGCGATCGCGCTGGTCGTCGGGGTGATCGCGGTGGCTTTCGCGACGTTGGCTTTCTCGAGGTCGCGGAGGCGCACGAGATGCGCGTCGACGCTCTTCACTTCGAGCGCGAGCGTGTCGTATTCCTCGGTCTGGGCCTGGTCGAGCGTGACGCCGGACTCGGCGGCCTTCGTCATCAGCTCGGACTGGCGCGCGGCTTTCGCGGCGCGGGTGTTCTCGAATTGCGTGATCTGTTCTTGAATGGTCATGGCCGGCGCCGCTTTCTGGAGGCGCACAACGATTGACGGGCCCGTGGCGCCGGGCAGATGACGGCCAGTCGCGGCCAGGTCGAGGGATTTGATCGTGCGAATCGTGGCGCTCGCGTTCGCGGGCACCGTGACGAGGGAGAGTTCCATCACTTCCGTTTGCAGGAAGTGCATCCCGCCGGACGCTTCGATGTACGCGTACTCGATCGCACGAAACCCGATCGAGACGCCGGACACGAGGCCGGCCTTGACGGTCTGCCACGCTTCGTCGACGCGATCTTTCAGCGTGCCGGGTTCGTCGATCGTCGGGATCGTCGCTTCGAAGGCGATGCCGGTTTTCGTGGGCTTGCTGAAGGTGGCAAAGCCGACGGGCTTCTTGGCGTCGTGAAAGAGCAGGAGCGGGAGCGGATTGGTAAACGCCACCCCGAGCGGTTCAATAATGTCACCGTCGCGATCGGGTTCCGGCGTGGTCGCAATGCCACTGATAACGCGTTTATCGGGGTCAACGGCTTTGACATGGAGGATCGCGTACGCGCGGTTCACGGATCGAGCGTGCGCCCGGTCTGGCGATTCGGATTTGTACAGTTGGAGTATTCGCCGGGTCTCCGCACCGCGTAGCGTGAAGGACGGGGGTCTCCGCTATGCCGCGACGCGTGATGATCGACGGCGCCGCGCTCACCGAACAGTGGATCGAAGCGGACCCGTGGAGCTGGTGTTATCGGCTACCGCACGCGCACCCGGACCAGACGCCGGACCAACGCACTGACCGACGTCTCCTCTTCCCGGGCTCTCCGGATCAGATCGTCATGTTCATGGGCGGGTAACCAGGTCGAGACCGAGCTCGAGGGCTCCGCGTTCCGGGGACGGCCCCGATGGACTTCAGGGGGGATCGGCGGCAGGACGGGGATCCGCTTCATGCGGGGGTGCCGCCGAGCACGATCATCTGGTAGGTCGGCCGCGTGTCGCCGGGTCCGTGGCGGTCCATGCGATCCATTGCGTTCACGAGCGCCGAGGCGCCGTCGATGCGTTCGGTCGAGACACGCTTCGACAGCTTGATGTTGCCCGTCGCGTCCTGCTCGGCCGCGGCGTTGCCGATGCACCAGCGGAGCACCGGATGGCCGTCATGGCGCAGCCGCCGGGCGAGGATCGCCGTCTCGAGCGCTTTGGTCGGCGCCGAGAGCGAGCGATAGCCCTGCCGGATCGGGACGCACGTGAACCCGTCCTGTTCCGACAACCGCGTCACTAAGTCCGTGGCGTTCCACGGGTCGAACGCAATTTCGCGCACGTCGAATTCGAGCGCCCACGCGTTCAGTTCCCGCCGCACGTACTCGTACTCGACCCGGTTGCCGGGGGTGGCGTGGAGGAACCCGTCCCGGACCCACTGGTCGTACGGCACGCGGTCGCGCGTCACGCGCTCCAGGATGTTGTCGTGCGGCACGAAGAAGTCCGCGAGCACGTCGAAGCCCGGGCCCTCGTCGTCGGGAAACACGCCCACCTGTGCGGTGAGATCCTTCGTCGAGCTCAAATCGAGGCCGACGTAACAGCGGCGGCCCTTCAGTCGGGCGCGGAAGTCGGCGCGCGTCGTCACGCCGCGGCCACCGTGCAGCACGCATCCCAATCGGCCAGGCTCACCCACCGCTCGGCGCTTTCGGTCCACTGGTTCAGGTACAGGCGCCGGAACGTCATCTCGAGCGCCGGGATCTGCTGCGCGCGCGCGCAGAGGATCCGCATGTCCTCGAGGCTGCGGAAATCGCCGAGCGCGGGGTTCGCCTTCGCCCAGACCTGCTCGTCGGTCCAGTCGGCATCGGCCGCGGCTTCGTAGAGGATCGGGAGGAACGTCGGATCGAGCGACGGATTCTCGGTGACCTTGCGCGCGTGGTCGTAGAGCTCCCAGAGGATCGAGTGCTTGTCGTAGCCGGCGGTGGAGATCGCGATGAGGAGCGGCTGCGCGCGCGCGCCCATCGACGTCGTGAGGACGTCGTAGAGATCGCGACTCGGCGCCGCGTGCAATTCGTCGTAGATGATCCGCGACGCGTTGAAGCCGTGCTTGTTGTAGGCCTCGGCGGAAATCGCGCGATAGAACGTGCCGCTCGCGCGGTGCACCATGCGCAGCTGCGAATGGATGATCTCGATCGCGTCCAGGAGCTCGGGATCGGCGCGGACCATCTGCTCGGCGACGTTGAAGACGATGGCGGCTTGCTCGAGATCCGCGGCGCACGAGTAGACTTCCCCGCCGATCTCGCCGTCGAACGCCAGGCCCTGCAACGCGAACCCCGCCGCGAGCTCGCTCTTGCCGTTCTTGCGCGGCATCATCAACAGACACGTGCGGTACTGGCGGAGGCCGTCGGGCTTGGTGCGGAACAGCGGCCGCACGATGTCGCGCGTTTGCCAGCGGCGGAGATTGAAGGGCTGGCCGCCGAAGGGGCCTTTCGTGTGGGTGAGGTTGTTGATCACCGACACGGCGCGATCGGATCCGGCGTTGCGGCTCATGGCAGGAGGCCGCGCCACTTCGACGGCTGCTCGTCCTTGACCATCACGTGGATCCGCGACCGCGAGCTCGGTGTCATCCCGAACTCGACGAGCAGCCCCCGCATCTGCGTCAGCGCGTTGTGCGCGATCTTCACGTAGGGCGAAACGATCGGCAGGTCGCCGGGCTTCTTCGCCTTGATCACCATGCCGAACTGGCGGATCTTCTGCGTCGCGCCCTTCCAGGTCGCCCACGCTTCGCAGTAGGCCGACAGCGCGCCGATATCCGTCTCAGTCAGCACGCCGAGCCGCGTCAGCATCGGCGCGAGGCGCGACCACTCGGCCTGCGCTTCGACGTCGAGCCACGCGGGGGGCGGGACGTCGCCCGGGACCGCCGCGGGCGCGGGTTCCGCGGCGTTGGGCTTCCGTTTCCCCGGCAGCCCGCGGAGGATCTTGAGCGCGGTGGGTTCCGGTTTGCGGCCTCTCACTTCGCGCGCTTCGCGTTCTTGCGGAGGCGAACGGGCTCGCCGACCTTCGTGGCCTTCAGGCCGGTGAAGGCTTCCCAGCGGTCGATCGCGACCTGCACGTAGGTCGGCTCGATCTCCATCGCCAAGCACCGGCGACCGAGCTGCTCGGCGGCGATGAGCTGTGAACCCGAGCCCGAGAACGGCTCGTAACACGCCTCGCCCGTGCGCGTGTGCCACGCGATTGGCCGCGTGAACAGTTCCACGGGCTTCTCGGTTGGATGGACGTCATTCTCGGAGCCCTGCTTGTCGATCTGCCAGACCGTGGTCTCGTTGGCCGGCGGGCGGCGCTCGGGCTCGGCCTGCTTGCCTTGCTTCCACCCGTACAGCGCCGGCTCGTGCTGCCACATCAGATGGCTGTGCGTCAGCACCGGCCGACTCTTCACCCAGCACACCGCCTGATGGACGAGAAGGCCGTTCGTCTCCCAGGCATCGAAGACGATCCCGCCGCGGCGGTCGGCGTACCACTGATACATCGGCGCGCGTTCGAGGAGCGCTGTCGCGTAGGCCACGGCGATGAATTCGCTGTAAAAGCGCACGCTCGCCGCTGGATCCTTGTAGGCGTCCCAGCGTTTGTCCTTCGTCATGGCGCTGTTGGCGGTCGACTGCGGATGATTCGAGCCGTCGTAGTCGACCAGGTAAGGCGGGTCGGTGTTCATCAGGGCCGCGCGGACGTTGCCGCACAATCGCGCGACGTCGGCCTGTGTCGTCGAATCCCCGCAAAGCAGCCGGTGCCCCCCCAATTCGAAGAGATCGCCGCCCACGATGCCTGTGGGCCGCTCGTTGGGGATGGTGTCGGGGTCCGTCTTGCCTGGTTTCGCTTTCCCGTCGCTCAGGAGCGCCTGGAGCTCGTCGGCCGAGAAGAACGCCGTCAGGTCCTCCCCGTTGGTCAGATCCGCGGCCAGTTGCGCGACGTTCCATTCGGCGAGCTCCGCGGCCCGGTTGTCGAAGATGGCCAGCGCCCGCTTTTGCGCGTCGGTCAGGCCGCGGCGCCGGACCGCGATGATGGTCTCGCCGTCGGCGTCGACAATCTGCAGCTTCGTGAGCCCGGCCTGCGCGGCGCCCGCGAGGACGCCGTTCCCGGCGAGGACTTCGTTGCGCTCATCGATGACGATGCTGCGTGCGGCGCCGACGTCGGTGAGCGCCGCCGCGATCATGTCGACGTTGCGGGCGTTGTGGGTCCGCCGGTTGTGTGGGTCCGGCGTCAGCCCGGCGATCGTCGTGGGGTCAGGCCGCCGTCTGCGGATCGTCTGCTTTGTCAAAAAACCTCAATTCTGCGGAAAGGCGCGGGTGCCCCTGAGCGGGTTTCCCGGCGGCCCGGACGCGGAACACTTCGACGCCCCCCCCGCCCGTCATCGGTCGCGTCTCACGCCGCGCGCGGATTCCTGTTGGGTTTTGGCATCCGAGCACGGACGACAGAGCGCTTGTTCGTTGCTCGTGTCATCGCGTCCACCTTCGGCGAGTGGAACGATGTGGTCGCGGATGGTGGCCTTCGTGCGAACGCCTCGAGGCAAACACAGCACGCACCAGGGCGAGCGCGCGAACAGCGCCGTCCGCAGCTGCTGGAGCTTGCGGCCTCGGACTCGGCAGATAGGTGGACCGAAGCGCGGACGCCACGGTACGACGGGATGGAGGGCGCAGGGCTGAAGGTTCCCGCATTTTGGGGAGCCGGTGCAGGGGCGGCGCGGGGCCATCGCCATCAAGCGTCGGCCTCGATCACAGATCTGTGACAGGTCAGGTCAGGGGTGCCGTCGATCGTGCCCGACGACGCCACCATGTCGAGGGATCCCCGGGGTGGACCGCGAGGGGCCGCTCTCGGCCCGGGTCAGGAGGTTCCAGCGTGTACCCGTACGCGCTTCCTGTAACCCCGCTGGGACGGCTAAGACGTCAGAAGACGCTCTAAGTCGTTGTCCTGGCTCGCTAGAATGGAGGGTGAAGGCCGCATCATTTCAGACACGGTGAAGCTGAGCGATCCGCTCCTGGCGCCGGCCCGTCTGCTCGAAGTGAACCATGTGGGGCACCGGTTGAGCGTGAGCCCGGGGTTTGTGCGACGACTCATCCGGAGTCATCAGTTGCCCGCGGTGCGCCTCGGTGGCCGGTGGCGCGTGGATGAGCACGATCTCCAGGCGTTCATCGTGACGCTGCGGGCGCAGATTGCGCGCGAGGAACGGGCGCTGGATGGACGGTTGCATCCGGTGCCGAGGGGCGCATGAATCGCCGCGATGCCCTGAAGTCGTTGGCTGCCCTCGCGGGTGCGACTGGCCTCACCGTTACTCCGGTGACGACGCAGGAGGCTAGCGACGCTGCGATCATCCTGCTGACAACCGACAAGTGCATGAGTCAGGACCAGGTCCGACGCCTGAAAGCCGCGTGGGCCGACGCGTGTCAGGGCACCGATCTGCAATCCGTCAAAACGTTCGTACTGAGCGACGGCCTAAGGGTCGAGATCGTGCGCGGCCCCATCGTGAGGCGCGGCTAAATGGCTGGTCCCCGTCCCACCTGGAAAGGCGTCCTCCAGATCAGCCTGGTGCGTATTCCGATCAAGGTGTATCCGGCCACGGAGTCGAGCGCCGCCATCTCGTTCAATCAGTTACACGGCGCGTGTCAGTCGCGGATGCAGCAGAAACGCTGGTGTCCGACCTGTGCGCGCGAGGTGCCCTCGTCGGAGATCGTGAAGGGGTTCGAATTCGAGAAAGGCCGATACGTCATCCTCATTGAGGACGAGCTCGACGCGATCGCGCCCGAGTCGACGCGGGTGATCCAACTGACCCAGTTCGCCGACGCCTTGGAGCTCGAGCCGTACAGCATCGATCGGAGTTACTACCTCGCGCCCGACGGGCCGATCGCCGCGGAGGCCTTCGCGGTCATGCAGCTGGCGATGGCGCACCGGGTCGGGATCGGGAAGCTCGCGATTTACGGGCGGGAGTGTCTCGTCGCCGTGCGGCCGACGAAGGTGCCGGCCTCGGCGACCTGGCAGTCCGTGCTGATGCTCCACACGTTGCATCACGCCGCAGAACTCCGGGCCGCGGAGACGATCGACGATCTGCAGCACGTGCCGCGGGTGCTGCCTGACCAGGTGCGCGTCGCGCGGCAGGTGATCGCGGCTTTCATGGGCCCGCTCGACCTCGCCGACTTCACGGATGCGTACCAGTCGGACCTGCGCCAGTTGATCGACGCAAAAATCGCGGGCCAGGAAATCGTGCAGCCGACCCCGATCGCGTCGACGCCCGTGCTGAATTTGCGCGAGGCGTTGACGCAAAGCTTGGCGGCCGTGACGGCGGCCGAGAAATCGCCGATGGCGAAGGCAAGCCTCAAGAAACGCCGCGCCTCATGAGTGTCGGCCAGATGCGTATGGCGAAGGCCACCCTCCGGCAACAACGTGACGCGCGCGACTGGCCTTTCAAGACGCGCTGGTGGATCGTCCGGGTGCGGGAACGGACGACGTGGCGCCAGGTGTGGGCGGATTGCTGGTTTCTGGTGCGTGGGTGAGCGCTGGGATTAGTAGAAGGATTAATAGTACGGACCATGCGCTGCTTGAACGATGAGGAGATCCGGCGCGGCTTGACGGCGGTGATTCAAGGGTTCGATCGGTGCGCCGTCTGCGGCCTCGCCTGCGACGATCATGACCACGTCCGCCATGCCTTCGACGCCGTCGACGTCCTCACCGTGTTCGTCACCGCCGCCCGATCCGGCGCCGAAACCGTCGCGGACCCGGTCCCAGATCCTCGCTGAGATTCAACGGCTCTATCGATCCCTCCAAGATCTCCCGTGTGTCGAACGGCCAGACAGCAATCACAGCGGCTGTGGCGGGGTGCGGTACGACGTCCTCGTGCAACAGATTCGATCGTTAGCGGAGACGTACAAGAACACAAACGACGACGACGACGACGGTCATACGCGTTCTCAAGAGTTGGGTGACGCGGAGTTGATGACCACGCGGCGACGATGTGGGTAACGTGCTGTCGGAGTGGCGAGCGATGCTCACCGTCGAACGCCCGCGCCGTGCAGGAACATAAACAGACTGACGGCAATCAGTCCGACGCCGGTCAGGACCATCGGCCCGCCGATTACCCAATTCCCCGTGAGCGACACGATCGTGAGATTCACGCCCAACGCGATGGCGGCGACAATCGCCACGAGCACCCAGAAGATCGAACGGGGCGCCATCAGTGGCCCTGCAGCGCGCGTCGATAGGCGCGGGTCGTCGTCTCCAGCACGTCGAGCAGCTCGCGCGACGGCGGCCCGAACACCTGCACCGCGAGATCATCGCCGACGCGCACGATCACCGCTTGGATGTCCCCGTCGTCAATCATCTTCAGGACGATCGCGCGGACTTCCTGCGGCGAGTACGGGAGCGGGTTGCCGTTGCCGTCGACGGCCATGTCATCACGCGCGCGATCGGTCACGACTCCCCCTTCGCCGCCGCCTTCCGCGTGAACGCCTGCAGCGCCTCGATCGCGGCCGCCGTGTCGAGTTCCTTCCCCGGTTCCGGGATCCCGAGCAGCACATGCGCTTCATGCATCGCCACCTCAAACGCCTCCAGTTGATCCGTGTCCCAGGTGAACACGAGGACTTTCAGGAGGGTGAGGAGGCGGAGATCGTCAGGCATCAGAGCGTACGTACGATCATGCGCGTTGGGACGGTGATCCGGAGATCGTCAGGCATCAGAGCGTACGTACGATCATGCGCGTTGGGACGGTGATC